GGGGCCGTTAACTACCGTTAACGGCCCCCTTGCGACGTCGCCCCCTAACGCGGGGGCTGTCGCATCGATTGATGCTAAGGTATTGCGCGCGCACGCGCGAAACGCGCACGCGCACGCAATTTAAATTAAAAACGAAAGAGAGGTGTCAATTGGCGCAAGATAGACAAGTGAACTTGCGCCAAACCTATGCCATGTACAAATCCGAATGTTTTCCAGATGAACACAAAAAAACCAACCATGTGGGGAAGTCTAAAGTACCTAAAGAAACAGAACCTAGAACAAACAATCATGGACGGCGTAAAAAAAGGAAACCTTGCATTGTTACCATGCGGGAAATGTGAATACTGCCGAAAACAGATGGCAGACCAATGGGCAACGAGAATAGAACTAGAAGCCAAAAGATGGGATGATGTAATTTTCGTTACAATGACTTATGACGAGGAACACGTACCTTATGGCGAAATCCTAAAAGGCTATCAGAGCATCCAATCACAGACAGTGAGCAAAAGAGACGTACAACTTTTTCTAAAACGTCTCAGAAAGGCATACAAAAAGCCGATAAAATACTTCATAGCAGGAGAATATGGAGACAGAACAAAAAGGCCACACTACCACGGAATTTTTTTTGGACTAAAACCAGAGGACGGAGTGTGGTACAAAAACCAGAAAGGCAACGCATACTTTAAAAGCGAATGGCTCACGAACATATGGGGAAAAGGCTTCGTAGACTTTTCCCCAGCGGCACCAGGATCATACTCATATGTAACACAGTACGTCAATAAAAAGGCAATCGGAGCAGAGCAGAGCTCAAAATACTGGATGCAAGGCCGCGAACCGGAATTTAGAATCATGTCAAAAGGCATCGCAGAAGAGTATCTAAAAGAGCACATGAACGAAATATTAGAAACCGACAACATCACATGCGCAGGAGGACGGCAGAAAAGGCCGCCTAGATACTTTGATAAGCTTCTTGATAAGGATACCAACAAAGACGCTGAAAGCTATTTCAAGGCCCATTCTGACGAGCTAAGAACAGTAAGAGCCAAAAGACGAAGAAACGCAGTGCTAAGCCTTGTAAACTTAGAGCAAAACACAAATGTTCCGTACTCAACATACCTAGAGATACAAAAGGAAAAAGACAAGCAAAAACAGAAATGGAGAGAGCCGAAAGAAACCTTATAGCCAATAAAGCAGGGTGAGCAGTGGCGGCAAAGTCTGACGGAGCGCCCCGACAGTCTGACTGGCAAGCCAGTCTTATCAAGTGGAGCGCCTGCGGGCGGGAGTCTAACGGCGCTCCTATCCTAGGAAAAATTTTCAGAAAAAAACTTGAAAAAAACTTGAAAAAAACTTGAAAAAATCCCAAAAATATGATAGAATATAATCACAGAAAGGAAGGCGGTCAAAATGACACATTACTATGAACTCAGAAGTTTCGAAGATGACGGAACGATAAGAACCGTGCTCAAGATTTCAGCTGAACCAAAGTACGCAAAACAACAGGCGAAAGCATACGCAAAAAGAAACCCGGGCCTATACTCATTGGAAAAAGTAGAAAAAGTGGCAATGTACTTCACAGAAAAGGAATAAAAAACATGAAAGAAGCAAACTCCCAGTTGACAACCAGAAGTTTGCTTGGTACAATACGGAAAAAGGAGCAATAGCATGAGAAAAATCTACTGCATCAACAGAAACACAAAAATACATTCAGCATACTTCACAGCGGAAGAAATGGCAAGCAAAGACGGAGCAAAAGAACTGCTGTTAAGCCAAGAACTACTCGAAGTACTGGAAATGATTCGAGATAACTTCAATAAACCTGTGATTGTAAACAGCGGCTACAGAACGCCATGGTGGAATACACAAGTAGGAAAATCAAAGAACAGCTATCATTGTAAAGGAATGGCAGCAGACATCAGGATAAAGGATGTATCACCAAAAGAAATAGCAAAATTCGCGAGCGAATACATGAAAAACTACGGCGGGGTAATATGCTACAAAAATTTTGTTCACGTAGACGTTCGCGAAGGATATTACAGAAAGGGGGTGTAAAAATGTCACATCGGAGCGGCGCAGGCCGTGGCGACCAGCGGAAATTTACGCAGACCGCAAAACGGACGAAAAATATCAACGTCCGACCGAAGGTAAGCCGGGGCGGTATCCGGCTGTAATATTCCACATGGAACAATAAAAGGAGATGAACAGATGGACTTTAAAGAAACCATGAACATCCTGCTGAAAATCCTTGCAATGGTAGACAAAATCTACCACGCAGTCGTGAAGGACGCAGAAGAGCTTGAAAAAGAGGAATAAAATATGACACTGAAATTCTACAGTTTTCACGATGCAATCACGAATGGCTACAGCAACCCGTTCTTGCAGCAGAACCGGGCACAGGCAATCCGCACTGCAAAGTGGAAAGCAAACGATTCCAAACTACAGGAAATCGAAGATATCAGCCTGGTAGAGCTGGGCGAGTTCGACACAGACGACGGCACGATGACCAACGCAGCACCAATGCAAATCGCACGTCTAGTAGACTTAAAGGAGAACATCAATGCTAAATCCTAACGTCCTTATACGTTACTACGGAATGCCAACCGAAAGAGTGGCAAACAAAGCCGGAAGCGAAAAGGCACCGACATGGAAGGCGGTAAAGCGGGCAAACGGCACCACGGAGTACATCCGACAGCCAGATGAAAATATCTATGAAAAAATCCAGAAGGCAGGCGAGGGCTACGACCTTGCAAGCGCAATCGCGAGACTGGAAGCCGGAGATATTTCCATCAAAGCAAAGAGCACGATTTACACCGAAGGCACGCCGCTGGAAAACCTTCCTAAAGACATTGTGGCGATGCAAGAAAAGGCACAGGCGGCAGCAGAAACGCTGGAACAGCTGAAACAGACCGAACAGCCGAAGCAGGAAGAAAAGAAAGAAGAGGTGAAGAAGAACGAACCGGAACAGTGAATCGCATTTCGCGCAAGTACCGCGCATGGAAAGACCGCGATCGAAATTTGACCGTAGTCATCAGCTTTTGACGACGATCAACGAAGGTGAGTTAGTACCCATCTATATGGATGAAGTGCTCCCGGGTGACACAGCACGGGTACAGCTTAACGGGCTAATTCGTATGAGCACTCCTATCTATCCTATCATGGATAACTGCTACATGGACACATATTTTTTCTTCGTGCCTGCAAGACTTTTATGGGATCACTTTGAAAATATGTTCGGTGAAAATGATAACGACTACTGGGAAGAGAAAACAGAGTATGCCACACCTAAGTGCACCATCGGCGGCGAAAGTGGACTTGCAAATGGCTCTATCGGTGACTACTTCGGACTACCGACACAGGTAACGAACGCGCTGAAAGTGAACGCTTTGCCGGCACGAGCATACTGCAAGATATACAACGAGTGGTTTCGAGATGAAAATGTTGAAGCGCCGCTTATGCTGGGATACAAAAAAACAGATGAAGGCGACACGAACGAAAACCCAAACAATGTAACAGCAAATGCAAACGCCATCGAACAGACGACCAACATGAACGAAGCAACGTTATATGCAATGAAGCCGGCACGCGCAGGCAAATTCCACGATTATTTCACATCGTGTTTACCTTCGCCTTTGAAAAGTACAGAGCCGGTAACGCTGCCGCTGTCAGGACTGTATCCGGTAGAGCTGAGAACACTTGACGGAAGAGAACAACAGTCAACAATCTGGATGGAAGGATATGGTGGAGCAACAGGAAGCATAGACGGCGGAGGCGGCGGACCTGCAACAGTAAGTGGCGCAGCAACAGCAGCAGGAACCGAGATTAAACAAGGCAACCTGTACGCAAATCTGGAAAAAGCATCAGATAAATCCTTAGGAGCACAAACGACCATAAACGACTTGCGGCAGGCCATTGCTATACAGCACATCTTCGAGGCCGATGCCAGAAACGGCACGAGGTACAGAGAATTCCTTTCCGGAACGTGGGGCGTAACGAGTCCGGACAGCCGTCTGCAAATTCCTGAATACATCGGCGGGCAGCGCATTGCAATCAATGTGAACCAGGTGGTGCAGACCAGCCAAACGGACAACACAACCGGGCAGGCACTGGGCAACACTGCAGCATATAGCCTGACAACCTGTTCTAAGCAGATGGCAGACTATGCGGCCACAGAGTACGGTTACATCATCGGGCTGGCAGTAGTGAGAGTAGAACACAGCTACCAACAGGGCCTTGCAACCAAATGGACGCGCGGCGGTCGATTCACGTACTACGATCCGAGACTTGCGGCCCTCGGCGAACAGCCAGTATATAACCAAGAAATATACGCAGACGGAAGCGAAAAAGATAGCCAAATTTTTGGCTATCAAGAGGCTTGGGCGGATTACCGCTACAAACCTTCTTATGTAACCGGTGAAATGAGGTCAAACTATCAGAAAAGCCTAGATGCATGGCACTATGCAGACGACTATTCCACTCTGCCTAAACTGTCAGCGGAGTGGATTCAGGAAGGACGTGAAAACATCGATAGAACTATCGCAGTAACTTCCGCAGTATCACACCAGTTCTTGTGTGACTTCTGGTTCAATGAAACGTGGTTCCGGGAAATGCCTATCTACAGCATCCCGGGCATCGAAAGAATCTAAGAAAGGAGAAAGCCGGGCAAAGACCCGGCTATTTTTAAATGGGTACACTTTTATCATGGATGCCGTACATAATGCAGGGGCTTAGTCTAATCTCAGGCATCATACAAAACACGAACACAAGCAATGCACAAAGCAGTCAAAAAGCCGGAGAAGAAACGACAACCGGAAGCGAAACGACAACCGGAAGCCTAACAGCGCCACAGCAAATTGGTTCAACGCAAATTGGAACACCAACAGGCATCACAACATACAACAATCAGGGAAGCGTAAACAACGCAAACAAGCTAAGCTACTTAAGCTCAATTCTAAGTAATGTCATGAACGCAGGCAGCCAAGCAAGCGCAAAGAAGTACAACAGCGCAGAAGCAGCGGCAGAAAGAGCCTTTGCAAAAGAAATGCGGGGAACAGCATATCAGGACACTGTAAAGGACATGATCGCGGCGGGTATCAATCCTATACTAGCAGCAAACAACGGTGCTACAGCAACACCAAGCGGAGCAAGCGCAAGCATCGGAACACAACACTACAACCAGCAGAGCGCACAGGCGGCAGCAGTATCTGCTATGTATGAGTACGGCAACAACACTGCAGAGCTAGCAAACAGATACTTAGAACTGGCAAAAAAGAGCACCAGCGCAAAACAATACCATTCAGCAAAGAGCTTTGAAGAAGCGGCAAGCAGTCTAGCACAGTCAAGTGCAAAACAGGTCAGCAATTACAGCTACGCGGCAAACAACTTGCTTGACAAGCTTGGAGACGCAGGAGATAAAGCGGGCAACGCAGTAAAAGGTGCAGGCAGAAAAGCCGCATCAGCTTTTAAAGACAGTTGGAAAAAAGGTGGGAAAAACATCACACCATATCCATCAATCAATCCTAATCAAATAATGGACGCGTATACAGGAAATTAAGTTTTCAACAGTTTCAACAGGTTTTCAACAAAAAGTTGCACAAAGAAATAGGGCAATTTGACGAACTTTCAACAATTCAACAAGTTTTCAACAAAACTTTAAACAAGAAAAAAGGTGATAAATATGCGTATCAACGCTAAAAATTAGACTTTTCAACAGTTTCAACAGTCCCTACTACTACTACTACAACAAGTAATAGATAGAGCAAACAAAGCAAAATAAAAGCCCTTCCGCGCAAAGCTAAGGTTTCCCAACACAGGGACACCAAAGAGAAGAGCAGCAGAGTATAAGAGTGTGTAGAGTGGGGGCCGTTAACTACCGTTAACGGCCCCCTTGCGACGTCGCCCCCTAACGCGGGGGCTGTCGCATCGATTGATGCTAAGGTATTGCGCGCGCACGCGCGAAAC